CTGGGTGTAGCCTCTGCTGGCAAGTGCCAGCAGACCCTCTTTCGCACGTAAACATGTCGAAAGACGGGTACCGATGACGTCTCAGTCGGACGGAAGGAAACGTGGCTAGCCCATGGACCTCCATAAAGAACCTGACCGTTCTTATAGAGGAACCATAGGTAATAACCACGTGAATCGACGAAAACGCGTCTACTGGTTTTGGCACAGTAGGCACGAAAGTAGTCAATTCCCTTCTTACGAATGAGAATTCCTCGACGTCGTGCTTCATCAGGTGTAATCCAAACACCCGATAAAGTGCTTTCTTGATAGGGAACAAGGGGAAGTCTCTTCTCACTTTGTAAAGAGAGAAGATATTCACCGAGTAAACTACCAGGAAAGGTTAAACTCCCTATGGTATTAATTAAGTGGCACAACATAGCCTTTCGACTATCTGTGTTCCTTATAAATACCGGAGTTACATCGACACCATTATAACAGTCACTCCCGCATGACTCCCGAAAAGGGCCGTCAATGAAGGACTTTTCTGTATTAATGGTAAAACCGAGGAATCTTGTTAACCTGAGGAATTCATCGAACAATTCTTTTTCTATGATGACATCGTCACCGTAGACTGAAAAGTTCTTTGAACCCACAGCATAACAAGCGGCAGCAAAAATCAAAGTTTCAATGCAGAAGGTACTCCCGTTTCCCATACTGGAAAACTTGGAGTATACTCCTTCACCGAACACCCCTCGATAACCAGGGGATCGAACATCAAACAGAAACTCAAACCAGTCTATTGGAAATAACAATGAGACTGTGTTAAAGCTTACTGTATCTGATGCCGATGCAAAATCCACAGTAGATAGATCATTGTGGATAGATGCGTGTTTGGCGAGACTTTGATTTCGGGATTGGTCAGACAGATTTATTCCAAAACGTCGTAAACGACGCTTGGCGTAAGTATCAAATGCTAATTGAAGACATAAATTGCCTTCAGGTTCGCATGCGATAGTACGGTCTGTCTTCCAATTCTTCGGTACAAGCTCAATGCGGTTCGAATGAGTAGTTTTAAGTCTTATTGTATTGAACCCGAAATACCGGTACAATGCAAATAAGTACTTATGAGCTCTTCTCGTAGAGAAGAGCGATAACCTCATTTTTAACTGAGGCAAGCTATTCTTTCTTGACGCATTGGCAGTCGCTCCCGGAGTCACTTTCACGAGATTAGGTAACATCTCTCTGAAAGAATGGAAATCCCCAAGAACTTTACTAATGTAAAGTTTCATTCGAGAAATATGACGATCCAAACCAACTTCATCCGGTTGTTGACCGATTGAAGATGGATCAGAGACATATTTTCTCAAACGGATGTTTGTTTCGTGGCATAATTGCTCAGCTTTCATAAATGAAGCTTGAGCGTTCTGCCTACAAACATCCCTGTCGGACAGGTCTGCATTCTTTTTATAAAATGCTTCGACCTGCTTGAGGAACCTCCATTCTCTGATAGAATGATAAGCCTTATCAAAGTGAGAGGAGCAAGAAGTCAGACCGGCAAGGTTTTTGGCTCGTCGATATCCATCGACAAGCTTCCAAACCCGCGGGTCAACTTCTGCTTTAAGGTCTTGGAGATAGTTGTAACATATGTTACCAACGATATCCTGAGATTCCATGTGGAATTCTCTCCTTTCAAGGTGTTTGGGTGGTTTACAACCACTCAAGTGTGCTTACGCTGTTCGCGAACTCATCACCGGCAATAATGTCGACGAGGAGAGCGAGAGCAGCTGTCACATCAGCGGAATCCCCATTAATGGGATAACGCGCGACACCTTCGAAAGAGACCTTTTGAGCGAGAATCACATCATCGCTGTCCTCAGTCGCAAAGATAACTTTGAAACTGTATTCAGCCATGCACTGATTCCCGTCCGGGACACGCCGTTTTTCGATGACCAGATGCGGCTTAGAAGCCGTATGGCCGGTCACAGTTGACGTGCGGGAGTTGCCATTATTGGCGAACTCGGTGAGGACAGTTGTCATTGCTGCCATGTTACCTCCTACGTGTCTTCTGAGTGATCATCGCGACAAGATCAACGATCTTGAACGAGTTGAGTCTCAGAGACGGTAGCGGGAAAATAGGCACATGCCAAGGGTGTCTTGTATCGAGCACTGCTTTACAGCTACCAGTCTGGTGCACACCATCTCCACTGAAGTGCGTTTTAAATGACGTTGTGTCAAATGAAAACGAACGTTCAACGGTGATACGTGAACCTACACTGGCTACATACTTACGCTGTAAAGACAGAAAGGAGAGTGCAGACAATGCTCTTCCAACTCCCAGAAACCAATCAATTACAAAACTGAAGGGAATTACTTCCCAGCCAGTCTGTAAAGGATTGAACTGGAATTTAGGAACTTCAATGTCTGCTGCCACAGAACCACGTACTTGGATACTTACACGGTCTTCTATAACTTTAAGACCGTAGAAAGCCATCCAAGACAAAGGTACTTCACTGTAAGAAGAGGTAGACCAAAAGTCACCACTTCTTTCGCTGTATCTGGTGCGAGATTCGTCAAAGTTTCGGATCGCATCGTTTAATGATGTAATATCATAAACTAGCGTTCTCCAACCGTAACGTCCCTCCATCCAGTCGTTGGCCACGGATTTCAAAGAAGCAGCTTTCCATTTTTTACGGAAAAGCTTCTTTGGAAGTTTCATTTTCCAAAGGCGTTTGCCTAGGTTCATGAACATTCTCCGTGTCTCAGCGAGTTCAGCGAGTGAAGTCAGGGCGTCATAACCTTGGTTGTAGATCTTTGCCGCTGCATTCTGAGCATAGTACGATAAAGTACTAGGTTCAGGTACATAAGCATTGACTTCATCCTCAGTTAAGGCCCAGTCAGTATACGGTGTGTAACTACCAAAGACCTGCCGGTAAGTAGTACCGGTATCTTGGTCATAAGAGTACGTACCAGAAGAGCTTCCATGATTGGAAAATCTCTTAAAGTAGGTACTTGGTAATAACTCACCTTCTCTGACTCTTCTGTGGTAATCAGGAATGTTTTGACCCACGAATTTATCAGTGTCGACAGAGATCAAGCGATCTACTATCTCACTGCTAATTAGTGTGTCATCTTCCCTCCGAACTTCAACCGATTGAG